ACAAAACTTGGAAAGAAAATTATGTAAATGGAGTTTATACAGTATGAGCAATGTAACACAAGATACTGATAGAAACAGAGCACAAACACAAACAACTGATCAATCAACATACCCTGACCATCATGTATATTACACACAAGGTGGTCAACGATTTGAAATTGGAAATCAAAAAGGTAGAGAATGTATTAAAGTATTTCATCCTTCTGGTTCTTATTGTGAATGGTTTCCTGATGGTAAATTTTACCAGATGAATATAGGAGAAAATAAACAATATAATAAAGGTGGTGTGACTATTACTGTTGATGAGAATAATGATGTTCATATTAAAGGACACTCTAAACTACAGATTGGTGGTGGTGCCCATATAGAAGTATCAGGTGATGCAGGTATTGTTGTTGGAGGTAATACAGCTATAACTATGCTAGGACCGGGGGCTGGTATTTCAGCTAAAGGTAATCTGTATCTTGGTGTTGATGGTAATTTAAATATAAATGTTAAAGAAGCAACAAATATAAAGTCAGGTGGCCCAATAAATATAGAAACAACTGGTGGTGATGCTCAGTATAAAGCTGCTGGTAAAACTACTGTTACATCTTACGGAGATACTGTTGTTCAATCATCTGGTTCTGATGTAGTAACATATGGTACATCAACTAAGATACAGGGTGGTGGTGTTACAGAATGGCAGCCACCAGGTACACCATTAACACCATCAACCTGGACGTAAAAAATAAATGTCAAGAGCAGATAAGAATACACTAGAACAAAAAAAGAGAGAGATCTACTCAGATTTTCTTATTAACTTTGATCAGAATCCATTTACTGGTGTTCTAGCTAGAGTTACTAATGAAGAATCAGTAGCACAATCTCTCAAAAATATAACTCTTACTAATAGAGGTGAGCGATTCTATAACTCTAATAAAGGTTCTAGAATTCGTTCATCTTTATTTGAATTATTTGATTCTGGTATGTTTGATGCTATTAAGCTTGACCTACAAGATATGTATAGTTATTATGAACCTAGAGCAATCATAAATGATATAATTATACAACCAGAAACTCTTGATCTTAACTCTCTCAATGTAGCTATTATTTTTTCTATTATAAATATTCCAGGACAGAATTTCCAGGTGTCACTGAACGTTCAAAGAATTAGGTAGTATATGGCAGCCAACACATCACAAGATCTTGTTAGTCTTGATTTCTTACAATACAAAAACTCATTAAAGCAATACCTTCAAAATAATGCTTACTTTAAAGACTATGATTTTGAAGGGTCAAATATTAATGTATTACTTGATCTATTATCATATAACACGTTTCAGAATGCATTCTACTTAAACATGGTTATGTCTGAATCTTTCCTTGATTCAGCTCAGCTTAAATCTTCTATCGTATCCCATGCTAAAGAATTAAACTATTTACCCAAATCAGTAACATCTGCAAAAGCAAATATTACTGTAACATTCCAAGCAGCAGGTAGTAATCAACCATACACTATACCTAAAGGTTCACAATTTTCTACACTAGTTAAAAGTAATGCTTATACTTTTACTACACCTGAAGCAATTGTATGTTCTTCATCTAATACTACATTTCAGTTTACTACTGATATATATGAAGGTACATATCTTTCTGATGCTTATGTGTTTCAGCAGACACAAGATACACAGAGATTTAAAATAACCAATCAAGCCGTTGATACTCAATCAATTGAAGTTAGAGTTTATGAAGATGGATCACAGTATGGTGAAATCTATAAAGCTACTGATACTCTTCTAGGATTAAACGAGTATTCTAAGGTATTCTTTCTACAAGCCACTGATAATGGTTATTATGAAGTTCTATTTGGTGATAACATTTTTGGTTATAAACCTAAAGCTAGCTCACTAATACGTATTGAGTATAGAGTATCGGCAGGAGATGTTGCCAATAGTGCACGCAGTTTCTCTTGCGATTTTGATCCTACTGGAACAGGTGAGCTTCTAGCTACACCTACAGTTGATACTAATACAGTCGCTCAAGATGGTACTCTAGCGCAAACAATAGAATCAATAAGAACATATGCACCTAGATACTTTGCTACTCAGCAGCGTGCAGTTGCAACTGATGATTATAGCTCTCTTGTTTTATCAAAGTTTAGTGGTGTTGTTGATGACGTTAATGTTTATGGAGGTGAAACACAAGAACCTAAGTTATATGGTAGAGTTATTGTAGCTATTAAACCTACAACAGGTGAACAGGCATCCGACTTCTTAAAGCAAGAAGTTGCTAACTATATGCTTAAGTATATCTCTATACCCACACGTATCATTGTTCAAGACCCTGAGTACTTCTATTGTGCGGTTACATCAACAGTTCAATACGATAAAACATTAACAACAAAGACAGCTCAAGAAATATCTGGTATTATTAAAACAGCTATCACACAGTTTAGCAGCAATAATCTAGAGAAGTTTGGTAAAGACTTTAGATATTCAAGATTTGTTAATGCAATAGATAACGCAGATAGCTCTATCGTATCAAATGATACAAATGTTCTTCTAGTTAAGAGAATAACACCGCTGATCGATTATGAGACTTCATATGAGTTATATTTTGGTAACCCAGTTGAAGTTGAAGGTGCATATTATGGAAAAACAACTCCTGATGAACCTGTTATTACTTCATCTCATTTTACATATGTAGATTCTACTACAGGGGCCAATTATGTCAACTCTCATATACAGGATGACACTAAAGGCAATCTTTATGTCTATACTTATATTAATAATAAGTTCACAATTCTTAACTCTAATATTGGTTCTGTAAATTATTCTACAGGTAAGGTACTAATTAATAAGCTACTAGTATCACAGTACTCTGAATATATATCCCTTTATCTGATGCCTCAGAACAAAGATATATTAATGACACAGAAAAACATTCTGTTTATTAAACTAGAAGATTGCCAGATAAACATTATTGAGCAGCTCAAGTAATGGTTCAGCTTATAGAAAAACGTATATCAAATCTAATTGAACAACAGTTTCCTTCCTTCTACCAAGACCAGGGACAAGGATTTATTCAGTTTGTCAAAGCTTATTATGAATGGCTTGAAGAGCAAGATAACCCTCTATATTACTCAAGAAGATTATTTGAGTTAAGAGATATTGACGATACAGTTGAAGAATTTCTAATACACTTTCAGAAGAAATATCTGTGCGGTATTCCTTTTAACGTTATTATCAACAAAAGATACCTGCTCAAGCATATTCTTGATGTATACAGATCAAAAGGTTCTATACAGTGCTATAAGTTACTTTTTAGATTAATCTATGATCAAGATATTGACGTTTACTTACCAGGTATAGATGTTCTAAGAGTATCAGATGGTTCATGGGTTGAACCTAAGTATTTAGAAGTTACTAGTGCAGCAGGTTTAGCAAATCTTGTTGGTAAAAAGATACTAGGTGTGTCATCTGGTGTTTCAGCAGTTTGTGAAAGCTATATTCAAGAACCTATCAATCAGAACATAATATCTACTCTGTTCATATCTAATGTACATCCACGTGGTGGACAGTTCAAACAGGGTGAGAAGGTAATTGATTACTCTTATAAAGATAGCGCTAATATATCTCAGATAATATCATCTGCTCCTACAGTGACTGGTTCATTAGATTCAATTAGTATTATTAACGGTGGACAAAACTTTAATGTAGGTGATATTCTTAAGATAGTCCATAGAGATCTACAAACAAATCAGGTTATATCATCTGGTATTGATGGTCTTGTTAAAGTAATGTCTTTGACACGTAGTCAGGGTGCTGTCAATTTTAGAATAGTATCAGGTGGTTTTGGATACTTAAGTAATGCAAGTATCTTTATCTATAACGGGATTGGGGATACAACAGGTCAAGGTGCTAGTTTTCAGATAGGCCCTCTTTCATATTCACAAGTTATAACTTATAATACTGACCTAATTATAGACCATACTAACTTAGCTCTTAATGCTGTTAGTTTTGGTTTGGATGGCAATGCTTCTTGTAATATATCAAATACACTGCAGGATAGTCTCTATTTTACTAACGGTACATTTGGTACAATTGCAACATTAGCTAATATCAAGACAGGTAATAGCTATACTCAATCACCATATATAACTATCAGATCTAGTCTTGTTTCTGGTAATCTTCAAGGTACCATATCTTATTCAACTACATCAAATACAGTTACAGGTACAAGCACTGATTTTTCAGTATTTAGTAACAATGATTGTATTTACTTACAGTCTAATGGGTCTAATACATCAACAGGTGAATATCAAATAATTAAACAAGTTACTAATACTACACAGATTATTCTATACGGACCACCTACTAAAAATTCTACACCATCAGCACTCTATAGTATAGCTACTAATATTCTTTCATCAAATTTTGCATTATATGATCCTATTATGTTTAGACCTGATGGTACTGTAAACGGATTAAATGCTAATGTATTTGCTCTACCTTCATCTGGTAATGATGTTATAGGTACTACAGAAGCTATTAACTCAGGTAAAGGGTATGTTGATAGTGAAGTCGTAACTCTATATCTAACAGGTGGTCTATCTAATCCTGTTATTGTTAATGGGGGAACTAATTATAGTAATAATGATCAGCTAGTATTTTCTGGTGGTAATCCTAACTCGATAGCTACAGGTTATGTTACTACCAACTCTACTGGTGGTATTATTACAGCTATTATCAGCAAGAATGGATCTGGCTATCAGTCAACACCCACAGTACGTGTAAAATCTATAAACGGGCGAGGTGCTGTTATACAAACAACAGTACAGGAATTTAATACACAATCCGAGGTAGTAGGAACAGTTGTTAAAGCTGGACAAGGTAAAGGAAGAGGTTACTGGTCTACAACTAGAGGTTTCTTAAACTCTGATAAGTATATTCAGGATAGCTATTTCTATCAAGATTTCTCATACCAGATCAAAGCTGCTTTAACGCTTGATAAATACAAAGATATATTGTATAATACATTCCATATAGCAGGAACAGAGTTATTTGGTGAATATCTACTCAAGTCTATTAATAGCTCAAATGTTTCTATAGCTTATTCTAACACAACACCTACTATCAGTTAAAGGTAATTATGGGAAAAATTTTATCAGGTTATAAAAAAGCAGTAGTAGATGAGATTGTAGCTGGTATTAACAATAATACTTCATTCTATTATGCATTTGCATCTAATCCTGTACAATATCCAGGTCAAGTACCTCAGGAAACAAATGATGATTATTCATCAAGATATCAGTTTGATTGGAATATGTTGTTTGGTAAAAAGCTAGCTAATACTGATATAGTTTATGTTTGCAACAACTATCAATGGACTTCAAATACTGTATATACAAGATACGATAATACATCTAATACTCTAGCTAACAGTCAGTATTATGTTATTACTCAACCAGATCTAGTTGGTGGTGATTATATAATCTATAAGTGCATTGATAACGCTAACGGCCAACCATCAACACAGAAACCTGATCAAGTTCAAGCACAATCATTTCAAAAGTCAGATAACTATATCTGGAGATATATTGGATCTATTTCTTCTGCTAACTACACAAAGTTTGCTACAACTCAATTTGCTCCAATATACAGTAATACTACAATTGTTTCAGGTGCTTACAATTATAGCGGTGTAGAAGTTGTAGTTATTGCAAATTCTGGTACAGGATATAATAGCTATAATGATGGTACTGTACAGTCTGTAGTTAATACTACTCTTATACAGATATCAGCTAATGCTTCATTGGATAATGACTTTTATAAGAACAACGGTGTGTACCTGTATAATAATACATCAGCTACTGCACAGCTTCTTATAGTT